TCCAAACTTTGCCTGGCTACTGGCATCGCGAATAACCAGTTTGCTTGCGGTTGCTTCTGACGCTGCATCTGCCAACTTTGAGAAGTCCGAGGCGGACATCAAACCAGCGCTTGCAGAACTTGCAAGGTTTGGAGTAATTGAAACTACACCATTTGCCTCATTGATTGTTAGCGCTGAAGACTGGGCGCCAGCAGAAGTTACACCTGTAACCATCTTCCGCCATGCGGAGGCGGTAATATCGTAAACCTTGACGACACCTTCGGTACTATCAAAAATCAATCGACCGTCAAACAGGTTAGTATTTGGCTCGCTTGCCAATACTTCAAAAGTACCCTTAATCAGTTGATTTTGATTAAGGTCTAAGTTTGTTACGAATTTCATCTAAAAACCTCCATAGCGGGTGCGCACCCCAAGAATACGCTTTTTTCTATCAAAAGTGTGCGAAGGTATCTAGGAAAGAAAGGCTTTTCCAGAGAATGCGCTAGTAAATGAGACGGTAAGGCTGTTCTCGTTTATATAAGTAACTTCGCCCATTACATGAGAAAGTGCCGAGTCGACAATTGACACATTTGGGTAAAATTTGAGATTATGTGTTACCGACCAGGTCGTTGACGGCGCTCCCTGAGTATGGACATATTTTGATTTTGCCCGTACCTCTTCTATCGCGGCCTGAACCGTAGTCGATGTTATTTCGCTTGTCGGTGTAAAAATGATGTCTGTTGCCGTAACGCCAATATGGCTATCAACATACTCTTTTGTCGCATAGTTATAGGTAACTATGGGCTCCGTATTTGGGGCTACATCAGCAAGGTCGAATCTGCCATTTGGGGAATTGCTGTTTAGTGTGAAAAAGTACTTGTTGTATCCAGTCTCATTAAGGCGCTCGTTTACCTCGTATGTAACACCATCTGGAACCGTTGAATCATCGTCGTTAGCATAAAGATTTATTGATATTGAGCCACTTGCGTTTAGTGCAACAACTTGCTCTTGCGGGGTGATGGTTACATCAGAAGTTGCATCTCGCATTGGAGCGGTGAGCGTGAATGAGACTGAGCCGCTTGCGGGCGCACCAGTAGGCAGTAGGTAGGTGCCAGTAACTGTTATGAGTGTAAAAGCCATGATTACGCCTTCTGAAATACATCAAGCGTTAGGGCATGATGAACGACATTGTCCTCTAATGATACCATGCGCTGTATATCGGATACCCTAAGACGAAATACATATGTTCCATCATCAAATTGGCCAGCACCGTCAAGCGCTGAAACAAGAGAATCTACAAGAGAGGTGTCTTCGTTTTGCCTATTTTGCCATAGGTCAAACTGAACCATTCTCCTTCGTGTTTTTACAAATCCATCACCGATAAGTTCTGGAACATTCCGAAGTTCATCGCTATATGTGATGTATGGCTTTTCGGTGCTTGGGGGTGCAAAGTCACGAAAAATTCCAGTTACTCCAGTTATGCCAGCATTGACAAGAATCGTCCTTATCGAACCGCCTATTGAAGCCATTACACATCCAACCTTACTTTTAGATGACCCATACTTCTAATTTTTTTGGCCATTCTTGCTGCAAAATTTGAAGTTACAATATCGGCAACTTTTTCTTTTCTAAGTTTTATTGCTGCTGGCCTAATGAATGGTCGTGGCGACATTCTTTCGGTGCCGTACTCAAGCGCCATTGCATATGGTGAAGTAGACCCAAATTCTGCAACGGCTGGATTTCCGTTTGCTTTTGAAACTTTTTTTGAGTAAATGCTTTTATCAAGGTCGTTTCCAGGGGCTGACGCTGGAGCCTCTCCAGGGGCGCTAGACATTCTTTGTTTTCCGCGCTTATCAATGTATGGCTTGTATGTTCCTTCGTGCCTTATTGAATCGCGAACAAGTTCCGCACCAATGTCTGCAAGTTCATTTGCGGATTGAGTCATTGAAGATACACCAGCCTGAATAATTCGCTGTATGCGAATATCAAGTTGTTTTATTGCCCTATCAAGAGATGCGCTTTCTTTACTCATTTAAAAGAGTCCTTCTCAATTCAAGGCGAAGATGTGTATGAGTAAAAATCAATCCCTCAATGTCGTAAACGCCATCCATGCTGTCGTGGTATCCAGTAACAACTATTTGGTCGTTGTTAACCACGGAAGCCTGTTTTGGCAAGCGAACAATAAGACCTCTACGCTCGCCATACTTACCCAACTCTTCTGGCTGTCCTTCTTGCGTAAATTTTTGATGGATTGAGCCCTTGTATGTAGTATCAGTTACTACTGGTGTCCAAACGCCCTCTGCATCTACAGTCACAGATGATTTGCGCCGAACAGTGATTTGTTCAAATGCGCCGCGCATGGTCTACCTAATAACCCTGCGCTTGTAGCGAAGAATATTTTTTACTTCTTGGTCGGTGAATCCACCGCCAGGAGTCGGCTCAAAAAAGTACTCAGTTCCTTCAACCTTAAGACGCTCCATGCCTTGAGCATCAATCAGGACCTTGCTCATTTCTCGTGTTGCAGCAGAAAGAATTACGCGCTCTAGTGCTGATGCATCAGCATCAAGCATGCCAGCGTTGTAGGTTACGAGTGCCTGATAACCAAGACCAGCAATCAGAACATTATCAATTCCCCAAGGGTAAACATCAAAGTCGTAGATATTTTGCGCTGTGTAGGTTGCAGAGGCATTATCTATTAACCCAATGCTGAATGAGATAATACTTCGTACTGGGGCTTTGCGTAAAAACAACTGGCGCTGTCCAGGCTCAAGCATGTGCTTTTCGTCCGTAATGCGAACTGGGTTCAGGGGGCGATTCAGCAAATACGAAATTTCTGATTCGAGACCAGCAAGAATAGTTGAAGCCGCAGCCTGCTCACCAGCAGTAAAAGTCTTGTTCATTGCACGAGCAAGGTCAGCGTAATTCAAAATTGCCATAAAAACACATTACACCATTGTTTTTAGAGGGTCTATCGGATTGGGGCAACCCAGAAAATCTTGCGGTATTCAAAGAAGCAAATTATTGGCTCCGCATCATCCTCTTCCATCTCAAGCAAAAAGCCAGCATTGTTGCCTTCAAAATAAATCCTTGGGTGAACCACATAACCCCTACAGGAGTGCATGATTACGCTACTTGAATCCAGCGGCTCCCATCCATACCTGACCTCGATTAGGGAATCACTTGTATGGGCTTGTTTTATTAAACCACTTGCACATACCTGATTGAAAATTGCATCGTATGGATAGTCGTATTGAAAATCTTTATCATCTTGGATTAGTTCATACATTGCGTTTTTTAGGCTAAGAAAAGGTTCGTCCTTCACCCAGTACGCAGCAAAATCTATATCGTCGTTCAACCCAAATTTCTTTGGGTCCAGGCTGTCCACGGATTACTTTGTTTCTGTAGCGAATGGGTCATTTACCGAGATAGGCATGACCTTATATCGCATTGCATCTTCGACACTAATGCGCTCGCCCTTACGGACAACCTTCACACTCTTGCCTTCGATGTTCTCGTAAATATCGCGTGGAGCGATTACTACAATTTGTGACATGCAAACATGTTAGCACAAAGCAAAAAGCCTGGGCCGAAGCCCAGGCTTTTCACTTTTCTGACTGTAATTATCAGGCAGGTGCGCTGTCGAGGGTAACTTCGACGAACGACTCTGGACGCTTAACAGCAAGTGCAATACGCTCTTCAGCAAGTACTGCAACTGCGTTGCGAACAAAGAAGTCGCTGTGTTGCTCGGAAACGCGGATGTTGCCTTCCATACGGTCGTACAGCGTTGCGCCAACACCGAATGAACCAAGGAGAACCTTGCCTTCGGTGATTGCTGGCGTGCTGACGATTGGCAAACGCCACAAGCGAGCATCTGCACCCATCGATACCGACATAACCATCAAGTAGTTATAGTTTGCATCCTTTGAGAGTTCGATGTCTTCAAGGTCGTTTGGATGGACAATCATGCCTGTTGGCTCGTAGTAAGCGAGCAACGACTTGGTGATACCACGACGAATTGCATCGAGGCGGGTGTCGTTTGCAACACCACTTGACCAATTAGAGGTCTGAATTCCAGAAGTCGAACGGATACCAGTGAGGTTTTGGCCAACACCGTTTCCGTTAAGAATCTGGTCATCTTCTACCAAGCGGAGTCCGTACAACAGTTCGTTGTCGATAATTCCACGAAGGGTTGGCTCGTCGTCCAACACATTGCGGTGAGCAACTTCGTAGTGAGCAATCGTGCGAACTGGAGCCTGAACACCAACGACGGTCATTGACGACTGTGGTTTTACACCAAAGGCGTTGTTTGCGTCGTTGCGCTCTGCAACTGTCGATGCGTTGTTGGTGAAACCAGAAACACGGAAGTATTCAACCATGTTGCTGTTCGTCTGCTGTACATCGAAGAGTTCGCGTACGCGCATAGTGCGCTTCTGACGCTCGATGATGCCTTCACGCTGTGGCGTACCGAAGTCTGTAGGGGTGCCTGATGGCAATCCTGTGTAGACATCTTTGCGACCCCAGTGTGACGAGAACGAACCATTTACTTGGAATGGTGCGTGCATCGTGTAACCAGACTTACCACCAGCAATTGCCTTGAACTCATCTGATTCAACGAACTGCTCGCCGAGGCTCTTTGAGCCCTGTGGAACAATCAAACCAGACTTGGTCTGTGCTACTGGTGCGGTCATGCCTTCAGCCCATGAGCGAATTTCGCCCATACCTTCCAAGGCCTCGATTTCAGCACGGATTTCGCGTGCCTTTGCGAGGTTGCCTCGGAATGCTTCAACATGCTTTGCTTGTACTTGAACTTCAGGTCCGCCTTCTTCGCGGGTAGCGCCTGCATGGTCAACGATTGCATCGTTGTCTGCAAGAACTGCACGGAGGGCTGACTTGAGTTCCTTTAAACGGCTATCTGTAGCCATAGTGATATACTCCTTTTGAGTAATAGTGGAACTTCGGACACAAGGTAAGCACCTCGTATTAAATATTATGCTTGTTGTTTGCTAGTTTGTCAAGCAGGGGTTAGGTTATTTTTAATTGTCTTCGTCTTCTTCGTCTTCGTTTTGACCAAACATGTCCAATAGGTCTTGGAATGTAACATCAGAAGCCATAAAGGGCTTGGCTATTACATCGCCTTTGAATGTAATTTTTGGGCCCACTGCAATATTGCTCATCGCATCTAGTATGCGTTCAAATACAGAAACAGCAACAAATGGTGGTATTGAGCCTAAATCAACATGGATTGGCTCATCTCGGTCTTCGTAGGATACAGAAATAGTAATCATTGGAAAGCGCAGGTTCATCTGGCTTTCAAGAGGGTCGCGACCCTCTGTCATTTTTTCTTGTCTGCCTTGTATGTCTTTCCGCGATAGAACATAGAACCATTGTGAATTGGAACAAGTTCTAGATGGAATGGACCATCCCCAGCAACATAGTGCACAACAGCAATTCCTTGCTGCCAATCTTCCGTACATGGGATTGGGCGTCCGTCGAGGTCGGTCCCGCCTTTTGTGCTTGGCACGACGCCGTCCACGCGAGCAAGACATCCTGCAGATGCGGCGAGAATAGTTTTATCTTCATCCCAATCTTGGCGGGTTCGCTCTGCCCATTCGCGGCGATGGATATGTCCATAAAGAACTGAAGTCTTTTCTGTTGCGAGATATTTATGAGCAGTGCTTCCGCCAGATGCGACTTTATGTCCGTGAATAATTCTTAACTTGCGATTAACCCAATATGTTGACGCTGGGTATCCTGGCAAATACTTAACACCAAATTCTTCAAATCTGCAAAGATAAGGAAGCGACATAACTGGCCATGAGTCTGGGATATTCCCACGCTTCAAACCAAAAGCAGCATTTGCATTATCAAGAATATAATTTCCTAATCTTGCTTCGTGATTTCCCTCAAGCCAAACAATTTCAGCGAGTGGAGATGCTGCGCGAAGGCGCGCCATAAGCGTTGTTAAATAATCAATTGTTTTTTGTGTTGTCAATTGATAAGCAGGAGTTAGTCTGTACTTTCCAAATTCTGCAAAGTCAGCATTGTCTCCATTCATTGCAATCACATCTGGCTTTGATTCTTTGATAAATTCAACAGCCAAATTAATTGCAATTTCATCATGGATAGCAACAAAATTGCCGTTTACATCCCTGAAATAACCACATTGCATATCTGGCAAAACTACGCATGTTTTAAACTGCGACTTTTCTTTTTTAACAGTTGCAACTGTAGGAAGTTTTATTGACGGGCCTCTTTTTACTACTGGCCATTCTGGGGAGTTGCGATTCATTGCTGATTTTAAATCTTTTGACAATGACATTATTTGCCCCCAATATAATTGTTGCTTCTAGTTTCAAAATTTTCAACATTAGCATGTCGCCAATTATCTACAGCACTCCTGCCAATTACATAGCCGCGCCCTTTTAAAACTTTTGAAATTGTGCGACTCGAAACTGATAAGTCTTTCATTGCATCAACGAGCGAAGCAGAATCTTTTGCACTCAAAGATGCCAAAAGTTTATCTACCTTGCCGATTGTCGTGCTCTTTTGAACTCTGGCTATTTCCTTGCCAATATCCACAACCCCTCCACGGGCGCTACTAACGCCCGTGAATACTATAGCACTTTCAGGAGGTCGTGGAACTCTTTAAGGTCATCGAATGAAAGTTCTGCTGTTTCCATCTGAACCAATTCAGACTTTTCTTCAGCAACAACTTCTTCAGCAACAACTTCTTCAGCGGCGACTTCTTCAACTGCTACTTCAACTGCTACTTCTTCTGCTGGTGCATCTGCAGCAACTTCTTCGACAGCAACTTCAGCAACTACTTCTTCAGCAACTGCTTCGGCGGCTTCATCCGACTTGGTCTCAACAGCAATTTCTTCTGCTTTTACTTCTGCGGTGTTCATTGCAGCAAGAGCCTTAGCAACTTCGCGTGCAACAATCTCGGCAATCTGTGCTTCAATGTTCATATCTATGCTCTTTTCGTTATCCTCAACCATTGACATCTCGTCTTCTGGCATATCTTCATCTGCTGGGTCTTCGTCATCCATCGGCTCTGGAAGTTCTTCAACCATAGTCAATGCATCACCGTATGCTACTACAGTAACATTAGTAGGCATCCATTCGTCTTCATCCCACATCATAACCCGTACGACATAGGCTGGGCGTTCGGCGGACCCTTCAATTTCAAGGCCCTGCGGCTCACCGCGAACAGTTCCTTCTGAAGACGAAGACAAGATGTCTCCATAATATGTGCCGTTTGATGTCTCCCACGAGACAAGAGCGCCTTCGGTCATTCCCTCATCAACTTTTTCCATGACCACAAAAGTGCGAAGTTTTACATCTTCAACTGCAATTAAAACAGTTTCGTCTGTCTCTTCAAGTCCTTCCATGTCAAGACATTTCTGCACAAGCGCCTGTCCATCTTCGGAGATTCCAACGATGATGCCAATGCTGTCATCGCTCAATAGAGCCTGCTGCCCAACAAAGGACTTATACGACTCAATATCAATCTTGCTCATCTGTTTTCTCCGTGATAGATAGTGGCTCACTAATGAGGCCTTTTTGCATCATAACATTATCAATGTACCCATCTGACTTTAGTTCAGGTGGCTTCTTACCGAAGTCACGGTAGTGACGGGCGAGATGATTGTACACAGCCTTGCGGTCTTCTCCGCGAAGTATCGTTCCACCGCGTCCGCCGTTGAGAATTGCCATCTCCGACTTCAACTCTGAATAAGCGGCTGCTCCAGGGCGACCATCTTCTGAAACATGGTGATGGATAAATGTGTAGTGGGTCTTACGAGTGCCATCTGTTCCAGGTGTATGGTAGGCAAAAATCTTTCGATAATAATCTTTGCCTTCTGGTGAACGAGTGTTCAGAATGGCGGAACGGTCGAGTGTTTCATCGTCACGAACTGCCGTTGAATGCGAAGGAATTGGTCCACCTTCAGCCTTAACCTCAATGCCAGAATCTTCGCTGAGTGGCTTTGTAATAATTCCTTTTTGAATCATAACGAAGTCGACAAACTCGTCTGACTTAAGTTCTGGTGGCTCTTTTCCAGCATCTCGGTAATGAGCAGCAATGTGGTTGTAAACACCACGGCGTGCTTCGCCACGAAGAATCGTTCCAGAACGACCGCCGTTCAAAACAGCCATTGAGTTAATCAACGCTGAGTATGAAGCCTCGCCTGGAGTTCCGTCAGCACCAACATAGTGGTGAATATAGTTATAATGGGTCTTACGAGTTCCATCTGTATTCGGATTCTGGAATGCAAATATTTTGTTGAAATAAGATGGGGTCCCTGGTGATTTCATGCTTCTGAATGGAGCAGTTTTATCCCATGCGCGTGATG